CACCATCCTCATTTATAGGTAGACCGCCATCTTTTACCCTTCTCGTTATCTCGGTTAGAAAGGTATACCCTTGCAGCATGCCGTTCTCTTTTAATTTCTCCAGTAATGTAGTCTTACCTGTAGACTGTGCCCCTGTTAGAGCAATTAGCATAACAGCTTCTCCTTAAGAAAATCTATCCATAAATCTAATGATGTCTTCTTTAATATAAGAAATACACGGTCTAAGTTAAAATCTTTTATTCGTACTTTTCTACTTTTTATTACTTCACCTTCATCTACCCCAGCCACTACTTTATGAATAACACATCCGGAAGAATCTAACTTCATATCAAAAGCTTTCTCTTGAGGATCTTTTCCTTTTAGAAATGCATATTCAGTTATCAGTCCCGGATGTCCGTTATAGATCTCAAACTCATCGCAGATCTCCGCCGGAATAATTCTAAGATATCCGTGAAGGGTTATAATATCATCTTTTTTAAGATAACACCTATATTCTTCTATAGAAGGAACCCTAGAAATATTTGTAACATAACGAGAGAGACGCTCGTCTACATTTTCAACCCCTTCATTATTATACAGTACGAGATCGGGTCGCCTATTCAGACATTCTGATAGGTCCGATATCTCCTTCCCAGTCTGTGAAAATAAAACCACCCACCGCCTCATATCTATTCTCCATTACAGAACTTTCGAAACATACTCACATTGTAATTAAGAAGATTTCTATCAATAACCTGAATAGGTATATCTATCAACTCTGCAAGTTTAATTTTTTCCTTAGACTGTAATCCATCTTCTGTATAGCAGATATTCTTTATAGCATGAACTATAGGATTAGAAGTATCCATAGATTCAATCCACTTAATACCTCTATACGCTTTCATTTCTTGTGGAAAATAGCAACCGAGTAGGTGGTGCGGCTTATCCTCGTCTATAATACCTTCTTCAGCAAGACGTAAGAGAAACTCCTCTCTCCCTTGCATATAATTTTTACCACCAAGGAGATAAAAAGAGTAATCAAAAGAAATTGCAATCTTATCAACAACTTCTTTCATGAAATTATAGCAGTCTTTTAGTTCCTCCCATGTTTTACCCTGTACTACGCCTATCCTCTTACCCGGCAATTTACCGTACTTAGAAATGAATTCTACGGTATTTTGTATAGTTATTTCCTTGTTTTCTAATGAGTCGGGTATAATATACTCCGTAGGTTGTAACTTCTCAACATAATACGCAAATTTATCGGAGTCAAATGCCGCCCCGAGTTCAAAAATAGAATTATCCAGTAACACCTTTCTACCCATTTTTAATTCTTCTACATAAAAGTCGTAATACTTAGGGTAAAGATCGAACAAGTGAACTAATGCGTAGGAATAGTCATTGAAAGATCTACTATCTTCTAAAAGACATAGAGGAACTTCATGAGATATAAGCATTAACTTACTCCTTCTACACTCTTCACCATAGCCAGAAATTCTTCTTTAGTACTACTATCATCTTTGAAACAACCCGAACATCGAGATGTAACCATCTTACTACGAGACTGCTTTACACCGCGATTAGTCGTACACCCGTGTTGACCGACGATATAGACCATTACCCCCTTATTACCTACACACAACTCATCAATCTCTTTATGAATCTGTGCCGTCATATCTTCTTGAATAGTTGGACGAGAAGAAACCCATTCCGCAATACGAGTAAACTTAGATAACCCTATCAGTCTACTTTCCGTATCAGGGCTTGAAAGAACACCCATATAAATTTTACTGTTAATGATCACATGGTGATGTGCGCATACAGAAGGTAACTCACAATTGGTAAATATTATCTCATCGTACCCCTCAGTATTAGGAAAAGACTGTACTGTAGGTTTAGGAAGATAACGTCCCTTGAACAATTCATTTACATACATCTTAGCAACACGTTTAGGTGTGCCTTCTGCATTAGGATCATTAAGATCGATCTTGAGAGCTTTCATAAATGATTCATAGGCCTTAGCTGCCTCTTGAATCATAGAAGAAGTCTCCTCATCTGTTAAAGGCTTGTTTTGATTAGAATAGTACATTCATTACTCCTTATTTCATCAATTTGTAGTTATCTTCTTTACCGTTTTCATCTATCTTCTTATAAGAACCATCGCGATATCCTTCACGTTGCCGTTTCATATTTAGTTCTTTTTTCTTAAGATAGAGATCCCACATATCATCATCATTCATCCCAAGTACCTGCATACCTGCTACGAGAAAATGAAGAATATCTACTAATTCTATACGCAAATTATGTTCATTTTCTTCTGTCCAGTCTGGATGCTTCTTCCACCATTTCCATCCTGCACCTTCTTTCAACTCAGCACATTCCATAATCATAGCATCTGCATAACGATTAACCCACAACTTTTGCATCTCCTTGTCACCTGATCCGACGAGCTTTTTGAACTCATCGTTACAGGCGCAATTGACTTCCATCATTTCACTAAACAACTGCTTCAAACGATCTTCCATTATATTCTCCTTAAATTATAATATTGTGTAAGCTTAATTACCTCTTTTTCATGAACCTTATATAATCTACTTTGAATTCTTTTGCAGTATCGAGAATATCTTTTAAAGAGGAAGTGTTTACAAAATCTGAAATTGATTCGGGATCATCGTACATCTCCTGAGAGAAGAAATCTTCGTTATCGGAAAAAGCATTTAATAGTCCTTCAAAGACATCTTCGGTTGTTACGTTATACTTCTTTGCGAGGGGGGCGAACTTAGCGTACTCATCTTTTTCTCTCATGTATTTGTTTGGATCGTATCTTTTCATAATAGTACCCCTTATACTAATTTTTTGTTATCATATATTAGTATATGAAGTCTTGTAGAAAAGTTAAAATTATTTTCCCAAACCTTCTCAATTAAAAACTTACTCTGTTCTACTATTTCTTCTGTATGAATACCTTTAGGCATAAGATAAATCTTATTAGAAGGAATTTTATACTTTTCCATAAAATCCTCAATCGCTATGAGATCATTATCCCATGTTTCCTCTGATACGACCACTTTGCAGATCCAATTCTTAGGTGTATTTACAAAAGCTTCCCAGTTATCTATTTTAGTTGAACTTGCTAGAGATGCAATCTTAGGGCTAAAACTAAACCACACGTTATCGTAGTTGCTAAAAGAACTCCAATCAGAATCTCCAGCATCTTCTATCTGAAAGTTAATGTGGGCACAGTTTTGAACTGTACGGTTTATAAATGCTTTGTAAAGAGAGGGTGCCCCACCTGTGATCATAACATAATCATACTCCTTCTGAACTTTCATTATGTTAATGTATTCTACAAAATCGTCAAAAGTAAAGGCATTGTCTTTGGATTGCTTCCATGTATGAGGAGAATCGCAATCCTTACAAAAAACGTTACAACCGCTTACCCGAAATAGAAGCATCTTCTTTCCAACTAAATTCCCTTCACCTTGGATTACGAGATGTGGGCTTTCTGCTAAATAAATATTATTCATTCATTTTCTCCTTTATTTAGTATATACATTAAAGGCAGCAACTCATCTATGGTAGTTCATCCAAAAGGTCAGCGATTTCCGTATTGGTTGCTTTAGTAAGCCTTTTATAGGGGCCTTTCTCAGCCCATCCCAAAAACAATTGTTCATCTGAGTACTGCCCATAAGTAATATCTAAAACAATACGTTCTTTCTTATTATAAAGAACTGCGTGGTAATCCTCTCCAACTTGACAAAAATAAGGTGAAAGATCTTTTGGTTTACCCAAAAGTAGCCATAGCGCCACCGTAGCATCTTCACACTTACCGAAAGGGGCATTAGGGTTAATATTAAGATTTTTCCATACTGTTTTTATCTTGTCGATCAGTGCCCCCTGATCAATTGTTAAAATTTTCGAAAGAAGAAAATTATCAATATCGCCCAAAGACTTCTCTTGCATTTTCAAATATTTTGTAGGATTATATCGTTTCATAAGTCACCTCTAACTATTAGTATTCAGCAATAGCGACACTTTTATCATTTTCAAATACTTCCACTTTGAAAAGTTCAACATCGTCTTTGTACAACTCTTTCCCCAGGGTTAAAAGAAATATTGCCATATTTTCGGCAGTAGGGTTCCCTTTCATAACGTATTGTTTGAATGTAACTGGAAGAAATCCCACGAGTTCATTATCGTCTTCATTAAGAATCAAAGCATGGTCCCAGTTATCGTCTATCCATTGACCAATACCTTTTTTAACATCATTAAAATCAATAACCATACCAAGTGAATCCAGTTCGTCTTTCTTATTTCGGAAATAAACCCAGACAAAATAATTATGACCATGGATGTTATTGCATTTCCCTTGATAATTCAGAAGACGATGGCTTGCTTCAAATCGAATTTCTCTTTTAATACTTACTTTCATATTTCTACCTCTTTTATAATATAATAATTACTTACCTTTATTTAAAACTTTTTCTACAAATCCTTCTAAATTTTTATCATGAATCTCAGGACTAAACCCCCAAACACCTCCTACTTCAATCTCAGCCAAAATAGGTATACTATAGTCAAATCTCTCCATACAATTTTTTAATACTCCGTACATAATCTCCACTTCATCTTTATGAACATAGAGCACAATTGAATCATGTACACACCCTATTAAACGACTCCTATACCCTTTCTCCTTAAGGATATTGTATATCTTACGTAAAGCAATATAAACGTTAAGAGCTTCGCCAGCTTGTGCTTCTGCATTAACGGCTATATTCTTTAGTGTAGAGTAGTGAGAGGCCTTTTCTTTAGGTAATTTACTAGCTATTTTAATGAGTTCGGGGAGATGTCGTCTTGCACCTGGAAAAATAGGACAATCTACATATCCCTGTTTACATGCAAGTTCCTGCCTTGCTTTTGCAAAAGAATCTAATTGGGGATACTTAATAAAATATTTAGTGTTAATATCTGTAGCAATAGTCAGATATTTATTTATTTTCCCCCCCTTATCCAAAACAAGTTCAGGCTTATTATTTTTTATATAAGACTCGACCTGTTCTTCTGCCCATAGATCTCGTATCTTATTTTGGAAAGAGTAAGGAGATTGACAAAAGCAGAAGGCTAAGTTTGTTGTTTTTCCATTAAACCTGGCTGTTTTATACGGCTCCTCTTTTTTATGTTCCATGAAATAGTCTATATCTGTCCCTTGAGAAAAAATTTCACATCCTGTTATAGAATGTAAGTCTCCTCCTTTAGTTACAAATGCATCTATCATGGTAGGGTCTTCTGAATAGATTCCCATTAAACGTAATTGAAAACCTGCATAGTCTGCTTCACATATAAAATAATCTTCCGGTGCAATAAATACTCTTCTAAATGCCTTACCCTCTTCTCCGGACTTTGGAAAATTTTGCATGTTTGGCGAAAAACTTAAACTTCGGAGTGAGTCGGTTAGCGCAGGCATAATACTACCATGTACTCTCCCGTCTGACATAATATGCTGGTATATACCCGAATTTTTATCTACCTCGTCATCTTCAAAAAAAGACGAGCTATCTTTCTCCTGTACGCCTATATATGTTCTATCTAACTTAGATAACCCTCTATACTCCATCAATTTATCAATAACTTCATAGCCGTCTTTTTTCCATTGGAGTAATACTGCTTCCCCCGTACGGTAAATACCTTTTTTATTTCTACCGTAATCGGGTAACCCCGCTTTTTCCAAAGCCAGTCCCAACTCATCCAAAGAACCTATATTGATTTCCTTACCTAGGATCTTATATATCTCTTTCTTTATTAACTCGAGCTTCTCAATAAGTATATTGTGATATTTTTTTGTATACTCCTTATCTGCAAGTATACCCTCCTCCTCCATTGACTGAAACACAGGAATAACAGGTAAAATAATATCTCTGTACATTTTATAAGTATCTTGCTGTCTGTGTACAAGTTGTGTATGTAGATTTTTTTCAAGAAGAAAAGTAACAACTGCATCCATACCTGCGTATGAATATAATATACTTGTAGGTATATCTAGGTAATTATCTATTTTATACTTCGAACGATACTCGTCCAAATCGTCCTCATAGCCGCCGAAACCGATAAACCAAGACAACACCTTGATACTATTTGATTCCCTTTCTGTATTAAGTATGTGATATATAAGAGGTATATCTTCATCCACATGATGACCAGATATTTTTTCTCTATTAAGACACTTACAGTCATATTTACCGTTAGCCCATATCTGATATTTATCTTTAAGCCAGCCTGAAAATCTTCTCTTATTTATAATATCCATCGGAAGAACATAACCAGTAATACCATCAAAGGAAGCCTGGATACACCCTACTTTAAAGTCGTCCTCAAACATATTCAATGCGCTAGTTTCCGTATCAAGCGCTACTTTATTTTCTTTATGATCCGATATAAAAGTATCAAAATTTCCCACCACCTCAACCTTATATGAAGGCATTATGAATTTCTCTTGTTCATAATTATCTATATGTTTCTGTATAAATTCAATCTGTCTTAAAAAATGATAATGCTCGAAAGAACTAAAATCAAATATATCAGATAAAAAACCACAAGGATATATTCTGCCTTTCCACTTATCTTTTATATGAGGATAGAAAAAAGTATCATTAAAAATAAATTCTCTAAACTCTCTCCAAGAAGAAAATATAGAACTTCTTGTAAAATGAAATAAAGATCTTCCCATAGCTACAACTACTTTAGGATTATATTTCTGTATATCAAAAGAGTTACAATAAGAATATGTCTCGTATGTTGGTGAGGGTAATTCGAAAGAAAAAGTACGGCAACCTATTGCAGATGTTATTGCGAAATTTTTAACACCCTTTGATTTTATCAAGTTAAAAAATTTATCAAAATCTTCAGGTCGCTCAACAGAATCTGTTATGAATAGAATATCTAGATTCGATACGTCGTGTAGATCCTGCCTGAACTGTCTTTCGTTCTTTTGAGAGGCTCTTTTTAATTTACCTTTTTTGATTTCTAACTCAAGAGGACATCTATCACAGCGAGATTTTGATGTAAAAAATTCATTAGCCAAAAGAATTCTCCTATTAGAAAAGTAACCCCCTTATATTATAATAAAGGAGTTACTAAATTAAAAATTATTTCTTAAGATATTTAGAACAATTCAGATCTACTTTACTAGATTGATAACATTTATTCTGACAAGAAATACATTGTTTATGCTTTTCTTCCCAAAACCATTTAGTCCAATATGACTCCGAACATTGAGACATGTTAGGTCTATCCATTACTTAATTACCAAGGCTTTATTCATACGCTCAATAATTTTGTCTGCTTGTTCTTTAATCTTTAAAGGCTCAGTGCGTTTCAATTCATCAAAATCATCACATTCCCCTTCAACAGAAAACTTTTTAAGATATTCTGCAAGAAGCAATTTAGCCTTAATCTTTGCAGATACCTTTACACCTTCACTGTTTTTAATCATTCATTAAACTCCTTTATAAATTGATTTTAATTGAGACACTTTTTCTCGAAACTCTTTCTTAGTGATGAGATTCTTTTTGCGCTTCTTATTTAGGGCTACCCAAGCAATCGTGTATTCTTTGTTGTTCTCATAATGATCCTTAACAAAGTCTTTTTGACACTTCTTACAGCTCGTAGATAACTTGTCTTTTGTGCAGCATTAGAATAAAATTCCTTGGTATCTTTTTCTCTCTCGCAAGTCGGACATAGCTTTTTCATATTTAGTTTTCTCCTTTAATGTAAAATAATATAATACATTTATCGAAATAATTAAAAATTATTTTTGATACTCTTCTAATAGTTCTTGAAATTTTTCTGTTTTATCAAACCCACAAGAATTAAATTCTCGACACTTTCCCCTGTATATGCAGTCAGGAACACACACAGAAAAAAGCTCAGGTTCTACCTCTTTAAATGAATAAAGAAACATGGCCCATGCCTCTCTTGTTTCTGTAGATGCACACAAACACAAACGCTTTCTGCTTATGTTAATTATTGCTTGAGCGTTAGCGGCGCACTCATGATTTACCAAAGCACCCTGAGATAATTCATTTCTATCAACACCTGTTCTATCGCTACGTTGGGTCTTTACAAAATGCTCTATACCGATTTTATGACGTACAAGATGAACCGATACCCAATATGAAATGTCAATCCACTTCCAAGAAATTGATAGCTTTCTTATAGGACTATGCTCACACAGTAGTAATTTTCTTTTCCACTCACTATCAGGATACTTACCTGTAGTTTTGCCGATTGTTGTCATTGTACTATCTTTGACTGCTTGCCAGTTATTGCTTGTTGATATAAGTTCAACTTTCAATACTCTTCTCCATATTAGAAATTTCTCTTTGCAAGTACCATTCTGCTTTTTTAAGATCCTGTAATAAGTTATTATCTTTTTTCTTTCCTGCTCTAGACACGTACTTCACTACATTACCCAAGCAGAAATTCAAACCCCATGCTTCGATGACTTTGATAGCCTCGTAAGTATTATCCGCCCCGCCGTAATGCTCAGGGTGGTCTATTATGTTACTCATATATCCCTTTTTCCTTTACCTACTATTCCCTTAAATATAGGAAACCGTAATGACATTTTGCCATCCTTGTTAGTACTCTCCGAAAAATACTGGACCGTAATAGTCATTCCTTTTATCAATGAAGGATCATTGTAGAATGCTTTTCGTTGTTCAAAAGAAAAGCCACTACCAACAGAAACTACATTACCTTTATGTTTGATCTTAACGGCGCACAGCGTTTCCTCTGTAAACTCTTTTCCATCTTTAATCATTCGAAAAGGTCCAAATTCTACATCTTCTACTACATATTCTGCATCACTGAAATCCTTAATTTTTAATAAGTCGTTACTTCTACCTGACTTGTAAAAAGTATTTCTACGCAATATCAACCCCTCACGTTTATCTTCACGAGCTTTAGCAATAAACGCATCAAGCTGTTCCTGAGATTCTACTTTTGTTTGTTGTAGAACAGTAAGACAATTTCCTTTATAGCTGTAAAGCAGTTCATTTAATATTTCATAGCGGTCTTCAAATATAGAATCAGAACTACCAGCAAGAAAATCTTCTTTCTTGAGTATGTCAAACAAAAGGTATTTAGGATTTTCTATGGTATAGTCTTTTCGTTTTACGAGACTTACGATGCTCTGAAAATTCTCATTACCATCCTCATCTATAATACACACTTCTCCATCAAGAACCATATTTTTCATTTTAAGAGACTCAATCTCTTTTTTCAATACGTCAAGAGTAAGAAACTCTTTCCCTTCACGAGAATAGAATTTAGTATCTCCGTTCTCATCTATAATTGTAATAAGACGGCATCCATCAAGTTTAGTACTGACGTAAAAATCTTCCTTAAAAATATCCTTTTTATAATCCTTAAAACCGTTTGCCAAAACTACCTCAAATTGAGGAATGCAGTTTGGAAATACGTCATTAATAAGTTTAATTCCTGCGCGAGTTTTCAAATCCTTATCAATGATATTATAAATCAATTCTTCATACTCACTATTTTCTTCTATAAACTTATTCACAGAACCAATAGCTTCATGGCCTGTAATTACCCTATCAGATAGATCATTAAGTAATTCGGTCAAATTTTTGTATACTCTATTGGAAGTAAGTTTTGAGTTCTTTTTTGAAGCATCAGAAGTTACTCCAAACATCTTAAATGGATCATATATCAAAGATAAATCATCTCTCAAATCAGAAAACTTTTTCAATACCGCTTTCTTGTCAAGAGTTGAATTTGATTCATTTAACTCATCGCATAAGTCTTGTAATCTAGTTAATTGCATTTAGAACCCCACTTATCATTTCTGATGCCCAAATCTCTGCTGCATTTCTGTTAGCAAGATCGTAGCCGTAACCCAAATAGCTGTGACCATTATTAACGAAATGACTTAATTTGTAACACTCTAAAGTCGTATCATAAACTAATGCAAATTTATGATCGCCATGTTCAAATTCCCTGTTACCTTCAAACAAGTTCATATTATTCCTCCTTTAAGATCAAATTCTTTTATTTTTCTACCGATCTCTGAATCGTATGTTGGCCATTTAATTCCAGTTATAAATTTTTGTATTCCATTCTGATCAAACAGATCATAATCATTACATTCACAATCGTCTTTATAGCAAACTACGTAATTAAAAGGTACAACCATTATTGAATTATCCCTTTCATCAAGAAAATCTAATTCAATAATTGCTAATTTGTCACTAACCTTTTTAAATGAATTAACTGTGATTTTCATGCTATTTTCTCCTTCCTTAATTATTGGAATACCCATTCCATATATAGAATATATAGAATAGGTACACAAAAGTCAAGCACTTTTTTGAACTTTTTCAAAAAAAGTATCAACCCAAAACTACATCCAAACCAGCAAACATTATCTCTTTTTTACAAGAAATACAAAGATTTTGTCCTTTCTCCAAACGTAATGATTGAAGACGTGAAAACTCCTCATCATCGAGATAAGCCAGATAACCTTCTTTTCCTTCTTCGATAGTGTTGTTACAGAATTTGCATTTCATATTGAATGCTCCTTAATTAAATTTGGTAGTTAACTACCTTATAATACATTATATGTATATATCAATTTAAAATGCAACACTTTTTCTCAGTTTCTCTAACTTTTTTCTATATACAAACTGTAAGAAATTTATATTAAAATTAAATTATTTATTTTCATAAATTTCTTCACAATCAGAGCATATGATCTTTTCCCAGATCTCCAATTCCTTACCGCATTCTACACAATAATCAGCCATTTAAAACAACCCCTTCTTAAATTGACTTTCAAACTTCTTACAATATTTCATTATGTACTCTGAGGTAGTTAAAACTTCAGTACCTTTAATCTTGTCTACGAATATGTCATCAGTATCTTCTATTCCTTCTAAGTCAACAATAAAAAGTTTTGGTATTAAACCGTTCAGTTGTTTTACTGTTTTATACCCTGCTTGGTCAAAATCTGGGACATAAAGTACTCTATAGAATCTTTTCATGTAGTCAATCTGAGCTTGAGATATGTTTGAACCGAATACAGCAGTAACATTTTTGCTTACATACTGCCATGTCTTAGGAATTGACCCCAAACCCTCAAACACAAACAAAGCATCATCATAGTCAAGGTTATCTATATTCCATAATGTTTCATCTACTCTTGAATCAAATTTATATAGTGTTTTAGGACGCATAAGGTAAACAAGTTCTTCATCATACAATTCTATATCGCCTGAATACAATTTACCTTCTGAATAATTCAATTCATTTTCTTTTTTGAATGCTTTCCATGCTTCATCACTACCGAATCGTTTCTGTATAATCTCATATGCTTCCAGCTTTCTGAACTCATACTCATGAATACCTTTATACGTATCTATAATGGGTATACAGAAATACTCTGAGTTATAACGAGAAATGATTCTATGCACATTAAATGTATCACAAAACTCTTTGGTAAATCCACGAGACTTTGTATAATGATAATTATCAGGATTAAAGGCAACAGACATATGATCATACTGTATTTTCTCTACTTTTACTTTTCGTCTTTGGGGAGCAGGAGTTATTACTGAAGAATAATTTATACAGTCATTCTCCATGTATTGACAAGCTTCCTTAAAATCAATATGAAGCTGATCCTGTATAACACCAACTATATGTCGTTTATACCCACAACTAAAACAACTTACAACACCATTCGACATATTGATAGAAGCATTTCCAAACTCTTTATCATTATGTGATGGATTAGGACATATGATTCCTAACCATCCTTTGGATGTTATATTCTTTTGATGTTTAATTCCTAATCTGTTTAATGCAGAAAGAATTTGTTGTTGAGAAGCAATCAACTTATTTCTCCTTAACTTTACCTTGTTCAAACAAAACTTTAATCATATCATATTGTTCATCAGTTACAATAAGAGTACTTTCACCCTCAGTATAAGTATAACCAATATCTTCTGATTTTAAAAATTGATTTACAGAAAATAACGCAAATGTATCTTCATCCGTCATAATAAAAGCATTACCATTATGAGAGATTACTTCAATGGTTTCAGAAATCTTAAATGACTCTTCGTCATTCTCATCGATATCGATTGACATTATCATTCTTCTTTCTCCAATTAAAAAGATTATCAACAAAAGTTCTTTTACTCAAAATAGGGTCGGTCTTAATTTCTTCTTCCTTAACAAGATTCGCATCAGGATTGAGTTTCAATAAATCATTAAATGTTGCTTTGCTTTCTTCTGGTTTCAATTGCTCATATTCACCATTATCAAGATTAAGAACAATACTATGAAACGTATCAAGATGATCCCGTATGTCTTTATAATCTCTACAAGGAAACGTCATGAGCATCCTTAAAAACTTGTCATAAGACATAGAGGTGTAATCTTGCATATCATTGGTCATATATCTTACGGTGTTATAAGGTGTTTGACAAAATATTACATATCGCATCTATACATTCTCTATATCAAGTAAACTTTTAAGTTTGCTGTTGATACCTTTCTTGAAGTACTGTTCTGATGGAGTTTCCTCGCCGTCAGATATAGCAACAATCTCATCAACCAGCCCACGATTAGGAGTAGCTTCCATTTGAATGTCTGTAACTACACCTTGCTTTGTGATTCTGTCATTATATGAAATTTTTAAATCACATATAAAAGGAATTGATATTTCTTCCTTACCACAAAGCAACTCAATAGTACCTGAAATTAAACAGGCTCTAAGTACGTCGATAACTGCTGATTTATCCTTACGAGATACGGCAGCAATTCTTTCGACATACAATTTTTCTTTGTCTGATAACAAAGGCATTTCTAACCTTCCATTTTTTCAAGAATACGATACACACCAGCTTCACAAATAACTTTGAACTTTGGATTAGACATATACTCATTTAATTGTTGTTGAGTAATTTGTGTCTGAACTCCACCTACTCTTGCTTCTACCATTTGTTCCATAATATAACCTCTTTTATTTGAAAATTAAAAACTAACCGCATTTGCTCCAACCGCACTCAGGGTTCTCACAACTTATGCAGCCATCTTTATACACTAATTTACTTCCGCATTTTTCACATTTACCAGAAGCAGTAGTTCCATCTTTAATATAATGTTTTAATGTACGTGCAAGTAATTTACTAAACTTTGTGATATCACCTTTTGATTTATTCAAAGTGTCACAAAGGTGTTCAAGCATAATTCCACTTCGTAGTGACAAAGAAATAGCACGAGCAAAGTCATCGTTATCCTCATTATTAAAGGTCTTAGCAATATCCTTAATAAGTATCTCATCATCATGCATAAACGAATAGTGTCCTCTAGATACTTTAATAATCTTGCCGTGCTCAATATGCTTAGATAAATTGATCTCGTCTACCTTACCACAGAAAATCTCAAAAGGCTTGTCATTAAATAAACCAACAAAAGCAATCCACTTCTCACCTTTATACGTTATTCGATGAACGTCACAAGGCATCTCGTGTAATCGTTTAGGAGAATGGTGATAGACAATATCTGAAGGACGATCGTCTACCTTATGAATAAGAATCCCCTCCCTACAACCATCCCGGTATACAGTCACTCCAATTATTCCTTTTTTATAGGCCTCTATATATACCTTAGCAACTTCTTCTTTAGAAATATCTTTAGGCAAATTTATGGTCTTGCTGACCGATGTTGAGCAATTAACTGCGGTACGAGCTAAAGCCTCAAGGTGATCCATAGGAGTAATATCTCCCGCTACAACAAATATCTTTTTTTGTTCTTCCGTGAGAAGGTCGCATTTCTGACAACTACCGCTATTGTTTGTAACATTTTCTTGAATCTTAATTCGCTCTTCTTCATTAAAATGTTTATTAAGATATTCTTCAAAAATAGGATCTGAAATATAAACTACTTCATGAGTCTTATTCTCTTTCTCAATACGCCGCATATACGTTAAAGCGAATACTGGCTCAATACCCGAAGAAGCATCTGCAATAAACCCTATCGACCCTGTGGGTGCGATAGAAGTTGTAACAGAATTTCTTACACCATATTTTTTAATATCAGCTTTCATTTGTTCGATATCCAATTCACGACAATTACCTTTATTAAAGAAACGCTCATTAGCTTTCATATAGGTATCATAATCAAATGCTTCGTAATGCCCATGTTCTTTAGCCATCTCTATAGACTCTTGCATAGAGCGTAGTGTTAAGTATCGGGTTATTTCCTCAATAAACTTAAATCCTTTTTCTGAATTATAAGGAACTTCTTTCTTATATAATGCATGCGCCATACCCATATAACCTAATCCGACTGGACGAATTTTAAGAGTAGTTTCTTTAATTTTTTCAATAGGAAACTTGTTGGCATCAATTACACAATCAAGAAAACGAGTAGCTTTAATAATTACTTCTTCAAACTTAACCCAATCAAACTTTTTACCTGTTACAAACTTAGTTAGGTTAATTGAACCAAGATTACATGATCCATAAGGAATTGAAACGTATTCGCTACATGGATTTGAAAGCACGTTTCTATCAACATTTGTTACACTACATTGTCTAAATGCTATATCCGAATTAAATATCCCGGGCTCAGCTGTTGCCCATGCTCTATCGATAATAATATCCCACAGCCTCTGAGTAGTAACTTCCACCCCATCCTTATCTTTTAGAGGATACTCTTTTTCAGACGTTCGGTCCTTAACCATCCAGGTAGTATCTGGCGCAGAGGTAAGTTGCTCATAAAATCTATCTGTAGTACGTATAGAAAAATTTAGTCTTGTAAAAGCTCCAGGTACAGATTTAGCCTCGATAAAATCAAGAATATTAGGATGATTGATATCAAGCATCCCCATACCCGCACCTCTTCTAACACCTCCCTGCATTATACCGTCTAGTGTAGCATTAAATATGTTTATAAAAGGTAATGGACCGGAAGAAGGACGACTGATACCGCTAACTAATTCGCTACTACTACGTAAAGTAGAGAAATCATAGCCTACTCCCCCCCCATTTTTCGTTACAGTAGCTGCTTCCTTCACCGCATCAAATATACCCTCAATACTATCTTCAATTTTCATAGTAAAACAAGAAGACAGCGTACCACTTTTATGTCCTCGTGTATTACAGTTCATAAGGGTAGGGGATGAAGGTATAAACTCTAAATTCTGAATATTATCCTGTATGGGAGGATAGATAACACTGACTCTTTCTGCAATATCATACCATGAGATTTCATTAGGTAAAAAATAACGTTCTTGTAATAACTTAATAATAGATGCCTTCATTAACAACTCTCCTATAGATGTAATTAGTACTTAACCTTCAATCCTTCTTGTATTGCTTTTTCTTTAGTCTCTTTATTATACTGCTTAACAATAGCCTTAAATGTTTTCGTCCACTCTTTCCCATGATTTTCCATAGGACCGCATTTAAGGTGAGCAAGTTCATGTATCAATATTTCCATTGCATTGTCAACACTTATTTTAGATGAAATACTTATTACTGGTGCTGAACCATCAAATGGAAATACTATATCACCCATTGTTTTTCCAATTCCTTTAGGTAATGACGGATCAAATTGTATATAGCACTCTATGCTACCGTACATTCTTTGGAAACACATCAGAATGTCAGTAAAGGGATTATCAAATTTCATCTTTGCTCTCATCATTTCATATCCTTAAAAGCATACTTTATTCTGCTACGAATGGCGGCCTTTTTAACGTTAAAAAAGGAGGCTATTTCTTCTAAAGGCTTACCATCATTATACATATTTTTTAATATAACAATATCAATATCTAATTTAAAAACTGGTTTTCTGTTTCTATATTTTTTTGGTATTTTTATTCCTTCCTCTTTTAGTCTCTTTTTTATAACCGTTTGAGTTTCACCAATTTCTTCAGATATCTCTTTTGAAGAATACCCCAAAGATATTAGTTCCTTAATTTTTTCTATATCAACATATCTATATTTAGGATTATTTTTTCCATACAGCCCCTTGAAAGGACCAGGTATCCCATTTTCTTTTTTATATAATGCGTAGTCTTTTAAAGACTGTTTTATTTCTAAAGCTTTACTCTCACCATAGATGTCTTCGTATAACAACCCTTTTCTTTTTCTACCGCAGTTATTTTCAGACATTTTTAAACTAATTTCTTTAGCTTTTTCTTCTCCTCTAGTTTCAACTAAAGTTTTACCTCTAATTGTGGCAAAATATATATCTGCTTTAGATTTTATTTCAGCAGCTTTTTCTTCTCCAAATATAATTTCCCATGTTTTTCCTTTTCGTGATCTAGCAGTATCAGCTAAACCACCTTCGACGTAACACTGATCGTTTCTACCATACATACTATTATTAACACCTGACATCCCGCCACGTCCACCCTCTAATATATTTGTAAGAGGCCCTGTTTTAAATTTTAGTCTGCCTATTGTTCTAACTATAATTTCTTCTTGTTCATACGCTTCAATCTCAGTTAAATTATCTTTAAACCTAAAATAAATTAAATCGAATCCTTCTTTTATAATTTTATTAATTTTATTGATCTTGTGCATATTACTAGAATAACCTTTTTTAGCTTCTTGTAAATGCACTAACAATCTTTCCCCGTACCCTTTACCCACATAGAAAGGTTCAAAGTCAAAATGGTATTCACCGTAATTAAAATTTCCAGGTTTTCTAGGGTCTAAATAAATATACACGTAAAATCTCCTGTCTTCAAGCAATAACATACTTTGCACCACGATTATTTATAAATTTTAAAGAAGTTGATGCTTCTTTAATTATTATATTAGTATAAAAAATTTTGAAAACCTTAGCAGGAATACAAGAATCGTGGTACTTGCACTCTTTTCAGTCATCAAACCTAGCTAAGATCTATTTATTAGTGTTCATATCAGCAAATGCTTCAAGTACATTCAATTTTCTAATATGTTTCACGCTATCTATCAGCATTACCTGACAAAAATTTCTATCTAATAACTCAAATAAGCTTATTCCAAAAACCTGCTGAGTAACATCTAAACTATAATTTGAGGTTAATACAATTTTGACTCCGTTAGAAAGCATATGACGGAAAAATCTATCCCATTCAGAAGTTATTAAATCCATATTTTTTTTCCACTGAAGCTCTTTAGAAGGATCTCCAAAATCATCAATTATTACCATATCATAAGTTTTCAAATCTTCAATTTCGTCATATACATCTTCATCTCTACCGTATCCTTGCAACTTCATAAACTTAGAAATGAGTTCACCAGCAAGAATGAACTTAACTCTAAGTCCTTTCTTCATTGCTTCTTTACCTATGTTACACGCAAGAGCTGTTTTCTGACAACCATGAAGTCCCCATAGATACATGCTCACATGATTGAATTTTTCTTGATTACAATTATCAGCATAGTATTTAATTTTCTTAAATGACTCAGATTCTTTATCACCTTCGTAGTCTTCAAAGTTTATACCATGATAAAACGTAGGTATGTTGCTCTTATTTAAAAAGAGATTAAACTTCTTTTCAATCTGCTCTCTCTTATACTCATCGCTTTCTCTATAATATACTTGATCGTCTGATGTGAATTGTCCTACCATCTATTTAACTCCGAAACAGAAAGATATACCACTATCAAACAATATGCCATTTTCAAAAAATAAATGTAAATCCCCAATGGTTACTTCTTGTATGTAATTAGAATATGATTCTGTTAATTTAACGGTTGATTGCAAAAGACTTTCAACAATAATTCGTACATCACTCTCATTCTTAAGATGTACATCTGTAAATTTCTGTTTAATGGGAAGAAAAGTAACAATAACAGCATGATTATTCACATCACGTTTATTCTTAATGTCTTTTCTCCAATCTATAATAACACAAACTCCTGTTGACTTAGACCAAGAAGCATATGTAGTTGGTTCATCTTTAAATGCTTCTATAATTTTATTGATAGAATCGTCTATAATTCTATCTATAGTTTTCCTATCTACTTTATTCTGATACCGCTCGATAAATCGGTCAATCGCATGACGTGTATCAAATACCTTTCGGTTATACTTATTCATTTATTTCTCCTATCAATAATATAATAAACCTTCTTGGAAAATTAAAATTATTTTTTACTTTTTGCAGGAATCCAAGTCTTAAGTCTTTTATCGACATCTTGCTTAGACAGCCACAGCTCTTTTCCTTTCTTAACTTCTTCTATTTCTTTAGTTGTCAAGAATCCCTTATAAATACTTAATACATCATTGCCCCATTTACAAAGAAACTCAGTCATATTCTTTAAATCTTCTTGTTTACCGAAAACTCCTGATGAAAGAGAATGTATCATCATATAACCAAAATCCGAGATTTGAATTTCGTCTGACGCCAGTGCTAAAATACTACCTGCACTTGATGCTTCATATACTTGAGCAATCACATAAGCTTTACATTTTAATATACTATTATAAAGCTGTACACCTGAAGCAAGTTCTCCGCCAGGAGTATTTATTAAAATAAACACCTTATCATTCACATTAGCTTTACGTAGCGTATCATATACTTGACGATAATCAGATGGTGATGAAATTTCAGAATCTATGTTTATATGATACGTCATACTCATAGTCATAGTAGACTGAACTATTTCATTGGTGTTTATTGGTTTATTAAAATTATCATCTGCCATAATTATTAGTACACATCCAAAGGTTCAATATAATGTTCCTGTAAATACTGAATCATATACGATAGTTCGTCTACCGTCATATTCGCCTTACTCGGAATCAATGGAATTTTACGATCGAAAACTTCAAGCATCTGTGTTGGAAATGCCGATTTTTTTATCTCAAGATCAAATGCCTTAATGTTTTCCGAAGTAGGTACTACATCAAGCTTGATTAGAATATTTTTCAAATCAAGGTAATACTTCTTAAGTTGAGCGTTTGTTTTACTCATTCTGAACGGCTTATTAAACCAAAAAGAAAACTCTGATTTGTCTTTCAATAGATTTTCAACGACTTCCTGCTGTTCTGGAGTCAGGAAGTCAATTTGAATTTCTACCGTCTGTTTTATAGGGTTATAATCAATAACCCTACCTAAGAATCGTATATCTTGAGACATCTGTTTCTCCTATGTATAGATAATATAACGAACAATTATCTAAAATTAAAAATTATTTTTCTATATAAGGTGTACTTTTCCTTCTCTAAATTTATGAAAAGTATCTATAGGTAATTCTAAACCTGCCGCCTGTAAATGGCCTCCGCCATTCCATTTCTCAGCTATCACCGATACATCAAATCCTTCTTGAGATCGCAATGATATTTTACCATTTATTTCACCTTTAGCGTTTTCTAACCATGTTGAATGTCCTACAAAATAATTTATATCTGTATATTCTTTCAACAAGTTCATTGCAACAAATGATAGTTTACTTGAGCATTCAAAATAAGCATAAATGTTACCACTGTTGTCTTTTCTTTTAGAAAGAGATTTTTTAGCCAATTGCATATTATCTTTTTCTTTTTGTTCAGCTTTCTTAGCTAATTCTTTTTCATGATCAGTTAGAAAAAATATTTTATGATTATCAAATTTATATAGTTGATTTTCTATAAATTTTTCATATTTCTTATTATCACCATAATTCTTTTTCCAATCTACACTACCATATAAAACATTATGTAAATCTTTTGCATCTCTCCATAAAGAAGAATTGGTTTCATATCTATCATAAACATCAATAAGTTCTACTGCTTGAAACACTACTTTTTTAACTCTTCTGTTTTTAGTCAGTTCTTCAAATAAAATACGTGTACCACATTTGTCTACATTAAAAATATAATTTTCTTTATCTAAAGAGCTATTCATTAACTCATTATAAGATGATATATGGTGATCGCATATTACCACTTCTTTTTTCAGGAATAATAGTTTTTCTAAAAATTCTAACTTTGGGGCAATGTCTGAAAATATAATAATGTCACTATTTTCTATGGCATACCAATCAAGATCAGCGAAATCGCGGTCGCTTGATATAAGAAAATAATACTCAGATGCTATACTCTTAATATAATAACTTGAGACTATAAACGATCCTACTCCGTCGAGATCTGAATGATGGATAGAATAGACTCTCTTATCTTTGCATAATTCTAAAATGTTCAAGCATATACTTCCTTTCTATTTAATATAACAAATTAGTACAGAAATTTAAAACTCAACAGGAAGTTGATTTACTGTAGTATCAGTTAAGTATTGATAAATATATTTAATATAAATATTAAATTCTTTTGTAGCATCATACTTTTGTTTTATGTATGAGAATATCTTACTCTCTATAAATGATACATCTTTATTTTGGATAGTTCTAAGTATATGATTATTATCATATCCTAAAAATCTAAATTCCTCTATAGTCATTCGAGCATTTGCCATTATCTCTTCTTTTGTATTCAAATAATTATCATCCTTATCATCAAAAGGGTATTCAAATGTTCTGTTAATAAATATTCTTAAATATTGCCCTCTATGTACTAATTCATGAACAATAACCTTTTTTATTGTAGCAAAAATATAATAAGCTTTTCTTTCATTTTCACAATATTGTAGTATCTTGTCATCGGTATATACATAGATAGAGTAATTTTTACAACTTCCTTTCGTTATACCGTATTCAGAAGTAATATTATTACGAGGATCAACTCTAAAAAATATTAAATACTTATTAAATATTTCATTAAGGTATTCTAATAGGTCTGGATATGAGTGGCTAAATTCAATAACTCCTTTTTCTGCAATAATAACATCTTTTAATAATACTTTATAATAATCGTCGATATTTATTACAGCTTCATTTATACATGATAGACCTGTCTTCACATACTCCATATCATCTAAAAATTTTCTCTTATATCGTTTCATCTGAAATCCTTATTTGAGAATTAAAAAGCCTCTTATATTTCAAAGAGGCTTTTTTTTGAGGAGAAAATCTTACAGGAACATTCCAAGACAATTTACAATGTCACCTGCTGTGAAAGTAGTAGCACCTTCTGCAAGAACAGAGAGTGAACCACTGGTAGTTGAATACAAGGTTTTGAATCCTGTTTTTTCAATAAGAGTTCCTGATGCACGAACTTGTGCGATATACGCCAAATCGTCTGTAGCAACAACAGGATTGGTTATGAATGGAAGAATAACCACACCCGAACTTGCCTCATCTGTACCAACCGTATGCTTAAATGCTTTAGGTTTATGATACGTGATAACTTGAATAGAATCTGCCATAGTGTTATACCTCACACTAAATTTAAAGTTTTAAAACAAAGGCTTACGCCAATATTTTAGTTGAAGTTTATCTTCTATATTATTAGTATTAAAGAGATTAAAAACATAAAGGGTTCATTAAATATTGTGTTTATGACATCCCACTAAATATGAACTACCTTCTCCTAAAGGAGAGAGCTTCCTGCTTCACAGAATCATAACTTACAACTTTTGATAAATCAATTGTTGCAGAGGTTTTATTCTCCACAGGCTTAAATTTCCTACGTTCCGTAGGTATATAATTAGTTTTACATCTTCCAGCATGAAGAATTGTTTTAGCCGCTTTAATATCTCTATCTTCTTCGTAACCACAATCGCATTTATATACACGATCAGCTAAAGATAAAACATTTAATGCGCCGCAGTTCAAACATAATTTAGTAGATGGAAAACGTCGTTCGATCATAATTGTATTTGGTGAAACTTTAAGCTTTGCTTTCACTCTACCTAAACAACTATTTTGAACTTGCTTTCCAAATCTTCCACGATGCCATGCTTGTATCATTTCATCTTGAAAATATACTGTTGAATAATTCAACAACAAAAAGTTGACTATTTTATTTCCAGCATCATTTCTTTTATTCGCAATATGCTCATATTCTTTTTGTACTCGAACTTTAAGTTTATACCAATTGTTAGAACCCTTTGTTGCTTTTGCAAATTTACGTTGCAATTTCTTAAGGCGCTCTGATTCTCCAATTGATACCTTAAATTTCTTTCCATCGGAAGTTATGATTGAGTCTTTGATTCCAAAATCTAATCCTATATCCGGTTTTACCTCATCCATGAAATCTGATTCTTTTATAAATTCAAAACAAGTTAATTTTAAGTAATAACCACTTGCTTTTTTAATAAGTTTAGCATTCGCAAATTCATATTCTGGTTCAATTTGTTCTAAACCAAATGCTTTTAAGTGTTGTTTTATACCTGCTATTTTAATTTTATTTTTAGAGACTATTTTATGAGTATTAGCATACTGATTCAAATCAATTGAATTATACTGTGATTTAAATTTAAGCTTACCAACTTTCTTACCCTTTTTTCTTTTAGATGATAGAGATTTAATAGAGTTTTTTAATACTTCATGTATAGAGCTTTTATATTTAGCTGGAAGAAATTTTAACTCGGATTCAATATCATTTCCATCTTTATCTCGATGAATTACTTTATTTATTCTCGAATCAATTTTAAATATATCTTCTTGAGAGAGATAAAAATTATATAGCCATTTAGCTTCTACAAACATCATTTTTAGAGCTTCTTTGGTTTTTAGATTAAAGTGACTTGAATCGAGTTTCAACTCAAAAACTAAGCATCTTTGAGTTTTTCTCTTTTCCCTTGTTTTAGCAAGAGTGTCTTTAATCTGTTGATTTTTAATTTCTCTATCTGTCATTTTACCTAAAGGTATTTACCTAAATTCTTATAAATATTAGTAATAATATAACACATAATGTTACAAAAGTCAACAAAAAATAAATTTAGCCAAGTTCATCCCCAGCTAAAACAAGGACTTTCTTTGGCAAGAGGGTAAATGCTTATTTGAAAAACTACTTCATCCCAAACATGCCTCTCAGCACATCTAACTTAGCGTCTAACTTAGCGTCTTCGTCATGAGCTGAACCATATTTTTTACTATCACATACTTCTATTGACTCAGAACGTAGAGTTACTATCTTACCACCGAAGTTCACAGTTGTATGAGATACTTCAGATATTACAACACCCTTTGTTCCTGGCTTTATGCCGTTCTTTACAAGTACATCTCGTTCTTGTTTTGTTACTTCTTGACAAGCTCTTACTTCTTCACCTTCAAAATACATATCACTATACTCCTGAAAAACATTCTGAATAGTAGTTGCTGTTACCTGCTGTATCATCATTAAATGTACGTTGACTCATACCCGTATGTTGAGCATGATCGAGATAGCTATTCATACATCTAAGATTCTTCTCTTGACATAGTGTAGCAACCCATATATCATCACACATAGCAGGATATAGAATTTCACCACTATCAAACTTATCAGCATATTCAAGTATTACTGTCATCAAATCTTTTGAAAAAAGATGACAGATAAGAGCATAGAGAGAATGAGTATCTATTTGCCACAATCCTAAATCTTTGTTGAATGCTGAATCTCTTACACTCGTTGGATAACAAGCGAATGTACCAATTAAACCCCAATTTGAGGCAATCAATCTTGGCAGAACATACTCTTCCCAACGTCTTACTTCAGAATTGAATTGAAAAGATAATTGAAAATCGTCTACAGCAAATATACAAGGTTCAAGTTCTGGGTTCATCTCTTTATAAAAGCGTATTGATTCAATTAAACCATTTATGGTATTCGCAACACCTTTTGATACTTTACTTTTAACACCATAAGAATCACATACCGTTTTAACTTGTTCTCCCATCGGAGATTGATCATCGAGTACAAACACATTCTCATGCCCAAGATACTTTGCAGCATCTGAGATTGAGTTATTTAACAACAATAGTCTTGCATCATTCTTAACATGACAACGGATAATCATTTTCATTTTTTATTCTCCTATGAAGTTTATTAGTATTTGGGCTAAAAGTCCAAATGAAACTACCAATATGAATATCGGTAGTATAAGAAAAAATGTAGAAACTTTTTTCTAAAATTAGCATAGTGTTAATCAGGACGTTCAAACCGGAAAGGGTATATACGACTCTGTCTCCTGGTACTTAAAATCTGGTATTATATTATAATCGTCATCCACTACAGTTATTCTATAACCGAAGTGTTTAAACATTAGTGTATAAAATAAATTCTCACTATATGATGTAATTAGCCAGCGAGAAACTATCTCTTGAAATGAACGTCTATCGGAATCTTTCTCAAGCAATCTCATAAACCTTGTTCTTTCATCACTGTGTTTATATATAATCTTATCAGCCAACATACAAACAGAATAACTTATTACAGCACCTTCTACAATGAGGTTCTTTTTTGCCTTTATAACCATATCAGTATATGACGCAGTATCTCTATCATAAGCTTTTATTTCAACATCACAATTGGATACAAGCTTATTTATGTCTACGATAATCTTATTCCAATCCCACCAGTTTATTTGATTAACAGCATCCATGTAACCATCAAGAGATTTTGATTTATTTTCAAGTAGTTGCTTTCTATAATTAGAGTCACCTATAAACGAATAATCGATAGAGTAAAAAGATGTATTAGCATTTGCAATACATTTCTTTTTAGCAAGGGTAGTTTTACCTGAACCTGCACCACCTGTTATGATAGTAATTCTACTGTCTGATATTAAATTAGAAATTTGTGAAGTCTCTGATGCCATAGTTTCTTGGGTATTCAACTGCTACCGCCTTTACTTGTCCTTTATATTTAGTATCGTTTATTAGTATACGTTTTCCTGTTGGCAAATCAAATACACATTGATCAAAAACAAATCCATGTTTCTTATAAAACTTCAATATATGTTTGCAATCTTTTTTCTTTCTACCAGTTGTGAGAACAATATAACAACCTTTAGCTCTCATCTCTAAAAGCTTTTCAAACGAACCTTCGAGTAAACGATATTGATCTAAATGAAAATGCTCGAAAACGTGAGTGCAAAGTGTGCCATCCATGTCAACAAAAATTGTTGTTGCTTTCTTATTGCTCCCAAACTTCACGAACTTTTTTGATATCCACATCATTACCAAATTCAAAACATTTCTCACAGTTAATTCCTTTCAGTATTTTTATGTTCGTATAATTCATTACTACATCATTAGTTAAGTCTTTCATGTTGCCGTAGTTAGCGTATGCAAGTTCTTTAAGAAGCACCGTATCTGAAAATACAAAATTACCCATTACGCCATTAAATCCGTCTGATACTCTTACAGGCTCCTTCATTTCTGTAATAATGCTATCTTGTATCGTGTGTCTGAATGTTCCTATGTTACCAAATGTTTTTTCTGTAGCAACCAAAAATGAGTCATCTTCAATTATGAAGTTACTCAGTGGCATCAAGTCGCAAAATAAAAGTACAGTAGGATAGCGACAATCACAATGATCCAAGCAATAAACAGTGGAAATTCCATTGTTCTTCATTTCCTCTGGTTTTTCATATGAAAATTCTAAATCAAATTTAGAATAATTTCCTTTTACATAAGACATTAGTAAATCAGCATGATAACCTGTACCTATTACAAACTTGTGAGCCACATTCATATATCGTTGTATGATGTAGTCTATAGCTCGTAACTCACCAAGCTTAGAGAGTGCTTTAGGTATGTAGTCAGATGCTTCACCCATACGACTTCCAGCACCACCAGCAAGTATGATGATATTATACTTTTTATTATTTTTAGAATAACATTGACCTATCATCTTAAACTCCCTCTAAATACAATACTGTACCATCATTTCTGGTGTCATCTATATCTAAATGAATATCAAAATGTGACTTGAAAACTTCATGGGAAAAATATTGATTTAACTTCACGTATGTCTGTTCACCATTGACAAGATGATAACTTGCAATCGCTATATATTCAATATCTTTATAATCACTGTAACACAAACCTTCAGTAAACTGAGAAAGTTCTGCACCTTCAATATCACAGAATAGATAATCTATTTTGGTAATATCGCAAATTCGCATTAGTTCTTTAAGAGTAATGCTTACAACTTTAGTTTGATTTATAGTTTCATATTTCCATTGAGTAGAGACAGAGGGTACAGTTGACAACATACCGTGATTGGCGTTATTGAAATCAACAATTCCATTATAAGAGCCTATCACAAAAGGAAGCGCAACAGCATTCTTGGGTAAGAAGTCATAAATGAATTTAGCACAATCAATATATGAACGAATATCCGGTTCTACGTTGACGACAAAAATGTTCTTAGCAAGAATCTCATCTTTATATTCACGCATAAAGTCACCATTATATGCACCAAGTATAACAATGATAGAGTTTTCTTCTAATGACTTATATTTTAGGTAATCATGATCCATTTATAACAACCCCTTAGCTTTTAATTCTTCATCAGCTTTAGCACAAGTATCTTCTGTAATAAACTTGTCTCTATTTTCATCAACATACTTACAGTACTTAACGATAGAATCTTCTAGATTGATTTTAGCTTTCCAATTCAAACACAATTCTGTTTTGCTTGTATCGGCGATAGAGTCTTTAATGTCGCCTGAACGTAACTTACCATTAAACTTCAAAGTACCGTCATATCCAAAAGCATCCATCATACGCAAGGCAATCTCTTTCATCGAATAAGAAGTACCTGTACCTACATTATACATATTGTACATATATTCTGTTTCAGTTAGGTTAGAAACAAGATAGTGAAGTTCTGCTATGTCATCACAATGAATTAAATCACGTTGCTGTTCACCATCTTCATTCAATTCGATACAATCTGAGTTGAGCATCTTATTCATGATAACAGATAGAACACCTGTGTATGGGTTATTAGGATTAACTTCAGTTCCATATACAGAAAAGTATCGTAGAACAGTTGTAGGTACATTGTATGTTGTAGCGAATATTCTAAACATTTCTTCTTGCATCATTTTTGATAGTGCATAAAATGACTGAGGCACTCTTTCACTTCGTTCATATGTTTCACAAGCAATAGTTTTTGAACCGCAATTAGGACATAGAATATCAATAGAAATTCTTTTTGTATTGACAGGATAACAATAACAATAAGGACAGATTCTACTTCCTTCACCATAAGGACCCATACTACCAGCAAGAATCAAACGCTTAGGAAATTTATTCAGGTTAATCATCGCTTGAAGTAGTTCAGTAGTGATACTGATATTATTATCAATGTATCTTTCAGGATTGAGTTGTGAATCACCCACACCGACAAGAGCAGCTTGATGAGATATGATATCAAAATTGTGTTTATCAATAGCGTCTTCTAAACACCCACACTCATGTTCTGAATCCCAAGTATACATATCTTTACCCAAACAATTTGAGTAGTCGTTATATTTGTTTGACTCATTATCCCACGTATAAACATCATCTCCTTTTTCAAGATGATGCTTTACAATTGCCGAGCCTATAAGACCTTTGCCACCGATGCAGAGGATTTTCATTTGATTTTTACTCCTTCACGCTTAAGATCAGCCTTCATCATATCTACTACAAGCTTCTTAAATGTTGTTGTAGGTTTCCATCCAAGTTCTTTTTCTGCTTTAGAGTACGAACCCAAAAGTGTTTGAACTTCGTTGGGACGATAGAACTCCTTACTTACTGATATGATAGTTTCATTAGTTGCTTTACAGCGAACCTTTTCGTTTTCACCCTTACCATGAAAATAAATTTCAATGTGCATATAGTCAAAGCATTCTTGAATGAAATCCCTGATACTATGTGTTTGCGCTGTAGCCAAAATGTAGTCATTGGGTGTTGGTTGTTGCAACATCATAACCATACCTTTTACAAAATCCTCTGAAGAACCCCAATCTCGTTTTGCACTAAGATTACCTAATTGAAAAGATTTAATTTTACCTGCTCTCCACATTGCAATATTTTTAGTTATTTTACGAGTAACAAATTCTTCTGACCTGAGAGCACCCTCATGATTATACAGAATACCTGAACATGCATACAATCCATAAGCTTCACGATAATTTTTTGTTGACCAAAATCCTGCCATTTTTGCAACGCCGTAAGGTGACTTTGGGTAGAAAGGCGTTTCTTCTGTGGAAGGTTTATCACTTACACCACCAAAAAGTTCTGACGTTGCTGCAAAATATATTTTTGTATGAGGTGAAAATTTTCTAACGGCTTCCAGAATATTCGTTTGTCCTGTTGCGTTAATATTAAATGTCGAAAGAGGTGACTTAAACGATTCACCTACATGACTCATAGCTGCAAGACAATACATTTCATCTGGTTTGTATTTGTCTACAATATTACTCACGTTTGTAAAATCAGTTACATCCATACTTTCAATTGTAAATTTACCTTTAATACCAAGCTCATCATGTCTCCAGTAATTAGGGCTACTTGAACGTCTGTCAGTACCTATAACATTGTAGTTTAATTCCAAAAGATACTTGATGAGATTACTCGCATCCATGCCTCTTGCGCCAGTTACAACGGCTGTCTTCTGTTTAGTCATTATATTATTCTCCTAAAATTTGTTTCAATTCTTTAATACAAACATCTCTACCAAACTTCTCAAGTATCAACTTATGATTATGTTTAGTTTCGTAATGTTCCCATCTATCTTTTTTCCATCGACTGTAATATACTTTTAGTAACGACACCATATCTTGCATTTTTGGTATCCAATAATTACCTTCATAGTCATATTGAGCCATACCATAAGCGGTATCTTCTACACACTCTATAGCAAGATTTCCTTCAAATTCTGAAAACTCTGGTAAAGAGCTTGCATCAGAATACAATACAGGAATACCAATACAACCAGCTTCGACTGCTGGTAAACCCATTCCCTCACCCCTACTTGGAAATAGCAATAATGATGATTGAGCGTATAGATTACACAACCCTTGAGTATCAAGATTATCAGTAACTTTATATACAGAAGCTTTCATTTGCTTAGTGTTACACATGATAGCTGATTTTATCATTACATCGGCGTCTACTTCCGATTGTGATAATTGATGATATTTTAAAATCAATTGACAATCTTCTTTATCAGAGAGTGCTTGAGTAAATGCTATTACAGTATCTTCTAATCCTTTACGTTTCGTATATTGTCCTACATAGAGAACAGAGAATTTTTCTTCAAGTAGCTTTGCATCAAAATCATTTTGTATGTTTGCCTTGATGAAAGGGTAATCATCGAATATAGGGTAGTGTAAAATTTGATTCGTTTGGTCATTGCGTTTTTTATCTTCTATAAGTTGATGCACAAATTTAGATGATGATATAAATCCTGTGAATAAATTTGTAGTCCATAAAAAATTCATTGAATTTGAGAGCGAGGAAGTTTCCCAGAAAATATGTAATAATCTTTTTTTAGATACATTAAAAAATCTGCTAAGTTCACGAGAAAAGGCGTTATTCTGAAACGATGATGGGTGAGTCAGTATAATACACACATCATACTCTTTCCAAGCAACTTCATTTTTAATATTGTTTATATCTACAATATGTAAGAATGTACTATCTTCAAAATATTCTCGAAGTAAACGACTATGACCTTTTGAGATTGCAGAATAACCACCATTCTGTGAAGCTGTATCTGACAAAGTTGCTATATATAAAACATTCATTTAGATTATTCTCTCCATTCTGATCGTATTCTTCTTTTTAGTAGTACTTATAATATCTTCAATTGCGTTAACAAACTTATCGCCAATTATCTTCCAATCTAAATAATCAAGAGGATAATGTTTTTGTACGTATCCATGATTAGCTACTTTTAGCATAGCATTAGCAACATCAACAGCATCTACAAGATTCCATTTTATAAAAGCGTTATTGGCGTATGTATAATAAGTAGGTTTAATAGCTACGCCTTCTTTACAAAACTCTTTAGTTGCGCCACTATCAGAAAATATTACAGGCAGATTATGCATCATGGCTTCCAAACAACCATATCCAAATCCTTCGCCACCTGAAGCAGTAACATAGCAATCACAAGCTGATATACGTTTATATATGTCTTTTCTACTCATCTGCTGTCCATCTATAAAACAACGAGGTGAAAGAATATTATATTGAAGATGTAACGAGTTTATCATAGTTAATAAATCTGTACCACCAATTTGTTCAGCAAGATTGGTATGAAGATACAATTTATACTTGTCAGGATATTTTTGAGCTTCAAGAAATAACCTGAATGCGTCAAGTAAAATAGGAATCTGCTTACGTTCAGAGTTTCTATTGATTGAACAGAATAGAAAATCATTGTCATTAACAGCATTACCAAACACTTCAGTTTTTGAAAGTCTTGGTTCTCGTTCTTCAAGATGTATACCAAGCGGTATGTTATCTTTATAAATCTTTGCTTTGAATTTCTCTAATCCACCCCTTGCTAACTGAGTAACAGGTATATTCATATCAGCATTACGATAATATTCACCAATAGGTTTATTAACGTTCTTTGAGTAAGGACTTTTTGACATTACAAACTCAGGGTATGTTTCTACTTCAAACAAACACCAATTTATAAAAGTAAATTGGTGTCGAAATTTACTATTGATAATTTGATCAATATTCCAGGCATCCTGTAGGGCAATAACTACATCTATATTATCTTTTTGTATAGCCTTATCAAAGTTCAAATGATTATTCAACTGACAGTTATATATTTGCATGTACATGAAAATAGTTTTATATCTTGCATCGTGCATTCTAAAGTTCTCTTGAGTTGAATCAGAACCTTGCAATACGGCGTATGACACCTTGTGTCCTGCCATCATAAGATAATGACATATATTCAAAGCAGCGTAATTCAAACCTGATGATTGAGCGAGAGTATCTCCACAAAATAAAATCGATGCCATATTATTTCTCCTATATTTCTAATTAGTACTCTAAATTATACCCTGTAAAAGTGAACATAGTTGTGATTGAGTCATCTTCTGATTAAGCATATTATCATTCAATTCTACACGAGCTAAATTTCTATTTACCCTTATTTGATCAATGCTATTAGGGTATACCATAATTTGTATAATAGAATCTCTTGTTGAGTTAATTCGATGAATCCGATCCTGGGCTTGTCTAAAGTGTTCTGACGACCAAGGTGAACTATAAAATATTAGTCTATGACATGACTTTTGTAAATTGATACCAGCAGAACTTGTTAATGACGATAAAAATATCACTTTAACCTTGGGATCATTATTAAACTTGTCTATCTTGTCTTGACGTTCCTTATCTTTATCCTTCTCATCCAACGAACCATGTATGACTTCAGGATTGTATTTTTTGAATCGCTCAGTAAGTATGTTTAATATATCAGGTGAATTATCATACACCACAACTTTTTCATTAAGATTATCTATATAATTGTCAAGCAAACTATCGAGTAATATTATTTTTGGATCATATTCATCTTTCCATGAATGAAGTATTTTTGCAATCTCTGGATTCTCATACTTCTTAGTTTTTAACGCTGAAGGGCAATCAATTGCTTTCATCATAGCTGGTAGACGATTAAGAACCTGAGTCCATGTTGGTTCGTCAAATTCTCTATTAAGTAATTCCATTTCAGCATCAGCAACCAGTGCATATAAACGATACTGTAAAGGGTGCATTTGTAGATATAATTGTGATACCGTTTTCTTTACTTTCATCTCAGGTAAATCAGTTTTCAATACCTGCATCATAACTGAAGGATATTTATCTTTTAATTCCTGCACATGCTCGTGATTATAACTTGTAATGGCATACCTGTCATATTTATTACCTATTGTTTTTGCTAACCATAATTTGAATGCATTGTATGACATAGGTAAAATACTTCTGTCAATAAAAGAAAATTGAGTATAACAATCCTCTATACGATTTATGTTTGGGGTAGCTGTTAATAGATACCTGTAATCAAAATACTTTTTAATTGACATAAGTGCTTTTGTTCTTATTGATGTAGGATGTTTGAAACAATTATGAACAAGAATGTTATTAGCAAAATAATTATTGTTATCAGCTATATGCAAATTATATACGGTTGTATTTTCTCCATAACTTCCGGCATATTCTCTAATATCTCTTTGTTTTTGAAACGTAATACTTTCCAACCCAGTGTTTCCAAAAACGCTGTTTTCTTTTTGTCTGTTTCTATTCCCTTTTTTGTGTTGTGCCCGTATCCATCTACCTCTATGGCTATTTTTAACTTTGAGTGAGCTATATCTATTTTGTAATTTGTTGTATATCCTATTTTCAAATGCCTCATTTTTGTAGGTACAACAAATTCCGCAGTCCAATCTTTTCCCAGTGCGTTTATCAGTAACTCTTGAGGTACAGTCATACCAGTTCCGTTTCCTCCATGAAACCCATGCCAAGGTCTTCCTCTCAATGACGTAGCCATTTTGTCTTGAATCATCATAGGGTTTTCTACTTTCATCCTTTCTGAAAATGAATGATAAATACCCGACCATTTTTCTGGGTTCTCTTCGTGAGATTTTTTTAATCCTAAAGCTCTTGCTTCTTTTGTTTTCTCTGAAGTGTATTTTGCTTTTATCTCTGGTTGAGCATGTCTCCATTTCCCTGCGCAGCTCCAATCGCAAAATCTTTTTGTTTTGGATTCTGTTGTGAATTCTTTCTGGCAATACCCACAAATTTTCGTTGTCATTAAAATCTCCTATGCTCTTATAGTTAAAATCATTTGTAAAATACGGATGATTTTTAGTACATGTTATAATTTTAGAATTTACAGATAAATTACATAATTCCTTATTAGGAACTTCATGTTCGAAATAAGTTAATATAGGTTTATATTCAAATTTTAATGTAATTACATTAAAAGAGAGTACTCTACATGTTAATCTATTCTTAACAATATACCCTATTGTTAATACACCAATATCGGTATGCACCTCTGTATCGTAAGAAAAACAATGACTTTCGTCTATTACTATAGCAAGATTAGCTTTATTCCACTCTTCTTTTATATTACAATATGCACCGTCTTTCCATCTGATCTTTTTAGCAGAGTCACCGAACTTATAGCCTTTCTTATATGACAACAATACGCTATGCAATAAATGCCCTGATACCATAATAATCTTTTTGTCTTTGTAATTAGCAAAAGGTTGAAACTTGTTTTCGTTTGTTATGAACTGAAAATCATCTTCTTTGAATTTATTAGAGAACATTAAAAATTCTCTTGCCCAGTGGTATGAAAGTCCATTAGGAAGTATCAATAACAATCCATCAATAGCCCCTTCATCAAATAGTTGAGATATAACTTGTATAGTAATAAAAGACTTCCCAGTCCCCGTATCCATCGAATTGAGACAGGCATTTCTTTTCAACACCCAATTGATAGCATCTTTCTGAAACTCATACGGAACAATTCCTTCAGGCGTATAAATATTCTTAAACTGTTTAAACCTAAAGAATTTACTCTCGCGTTTATACGAAGCTTTTACTTCTTCAACTATCTCAAAAGAATAAGGTGTAAAAATGTATTCATATTTTAATTTTTCAAACTGTTGAATTATTTCGTCAATTCTATCTCTCGGAAACGACCACTTATAGGTCTTCGGATTATAAGTAAAGTACATCTGTTTGAATGTAACTATAATCTCATTAAATTCTTCTGATGACATTTTAGGTTCACCAAATGATAGTTCAAATTGTTCGTCTTCTTTATTATAGTGTATTATAATCAATTGTTTCTCCTATGAATCAAGTGACCCCTACCATTAGAGGTCACTCTCATCTTATTCTGTTTCGTCTTTCTTAAAAAGTTCCATACAATCTAATTTTAGAAGTGCCGAATTGAACTTCACATTAAACTTACCCCAAGTATAATTGAACTCATCAACTTTTACTGGTTCTTCTTTAATAAACTTTTTGTTTATTTTCCAAAATGAAACCATCATTTTCCCGTCGTAAGCCACATCAATCCTATTACGTTCTTTTTCTACATTTTTAATAAAGGTGCTATTACCAAAAATATAATTTTTACGTTCTTTATCATCCTCAATCAATTTTAATTCTTTAAGAAAAGAACTGACTGACATAGGACGCTTTGAAGTACCTGCCATACGAATTGATTTGGTGTCATTAACATTGATTATAAACTCGTCTTTAACAAAGAATACTTTTTCAATAATTCCATGTTCAAGATAATCGGTTTTTACTCTAAAGTTAATAGCATCATTCAGATCCATTCCCTCATTCTTTACCCTAGCAATAATCTCATCTTCTGTAAGCTCGACTTCAATTTCTTCTATAACAGAATACTTCGGATAATATTGCTTCATGTATTCTTTTACTTTTGTAACAAAGTCATAAGGGTTTACTTGATTATCAATATGAAAAGACTTTTTAATATCTTGACCAACGCAGAAGAAAACCCTATTGTATTTATTATCCAAAGTAGTAAGAATCGGTATTGGAGTATTCTTCAAATAAGAAGAAATATGATAACATAAACTCTCCAAATAATACTTATCAGGATACTCTGCATTTTTTAGAAATTCTGGATCTTCAAGCCAAGAATTTATTTTTCGTCTTTCTTCAACCACAACCCCTCCTTGATATTATTCATATGAATACAAACACTGAATGAAAAACATATCCCCAATTTCATCATAAATTTTAATTACATTAGCATCTTTCTCATTGATCGCTCTAATCATTACAGTATTACCTGTAAGATAACTTATTAGTGTAGAGAAAGAACTTACTGAAAGAATGATATGGTGCCCTTCAAGCTCATCAGAATATGTAGCTTTTATTTTCTCTACAGCATAACCAGAATCTTTTTCTTTCGATTCAACTATCATTTCTTTATCTTTGAAGGTAACGTGAATACGCCTCTCAACAGTAGATGAGGCAAACACTTTAATACGACCAAGAATCTCTTGAATGTCCTTCTTTACTACAGAACATTCATAAGGATGCTCATAAATTGTCTTAAAATCTTCACTCAAAATATTAGGTAGTGAAAATTCTTTAAATGCTACAAACATATCTACGTCATTAACCGACAAGTGATAAAAATCATCCTCTATGTCTACTGAAATAGAATCAAATCCATATTTAAGTAGTATAGAAATAATACCTTTTGAGAAATAAAATTCCTTATCAAAAGTATTGGCTGTCTTTATAACACCTGTAATATCTGATTTATTACTTGCTACAAAAGAGTTCTCCATAAGAGCAATAGTTGCTAAATCTTCTTGACCCATACAAAACTTTACCGTGTTCATTTTCTTAATATCAGAAAGAGTGAATGACTCAGTAAAATCATCTGATTTAGTTTTTTGATACAATTGTTCAGTAGAAGGTAACTCATAATCAACCTTCTCAAATTCATACTTAGATTCACCTACAACAACACCCTTGTCAGTAATATCAATTTCAGTATCTGCTGAAAAAGATTTAATCAATTGTGTAAATTGATTTGTAGGAAACATTACATTGATAGTTTCCTTAGATTCAAATGCCTTAATGATTGTAGCTTCATTACTCATTTGAGTAAACACCACATCAGTACCGTTTGACTTTACTTGGAATTTGTCATTCAGTGGGTTTTTATTATCAACGCACATTGAAAAGATTTCCAAGAATTCCAGTTCACTTCGTTTAATCTTCATCTATTTCTCCTTTTAATTTAGAATCATTCCATTAGTAACTTCTACTATTTTACAGTTTTGTGAATTACTAAAATACTCTTTAGATGCTTCATTATGTGTAATAACAAAAATCTGTCCTATTTGTTTTTCTGATAAAATAGAATCAAATAACTCTACTGAACGAGAATCACTTGCATGAGCGTCTATCTCATCAACGATCATAAATCCAAGATGTTGTAAACTACTTAAAGCAATTCTATTGGCTGTAGCGCATACGTCTTTTTCGTAGCCGGACAACATTGAACACGGCGTCTCTTTATTATCACCATCTTGAAAAAAGAAATCAATACTACCTTTATCCTTCTGAAAGGTAATGTTATATTTACCATAAGTACGTCTGAAAAAATCATTCATCTTTGTTTTAAGAAACTCAGCCCCTTTATCCACCATATACGAACTGAAATCATTATTCAAAATATCCTTAGATGATGTCAACAAAGTAAACTGACGATGTAGCTCAAACTTCTTATCGAACTTAGCTTGAATCACTACAGCACTTTCATCTCTCTCTTTACGGATACCATCATTGAATTTAACTACACGTTCGTATTCAGCTTTAGCTCCATTATATAGTATAATAGATTCTTCACACTTTTTAAATTCTGCTTTCAAAGGAAATTCATTTTCTACTGATGCAACTTCTTCAGGTTTATCACCAACCTTTAATTCAGTAATTTGAAATTGAAGTAAAGCTACCTTTTGCTTTGATAGATTATTCTGATTCAGTAAGTCTTTGTTATAATCAATAATTTTTTGTAAATTGATTTTGTCTTCATCCATTTTATTAAGAGTAATTTTAATATCAACTGACGATTTATCTAATTTTTCTGGCTCATTGATAACAGGATGAAGTGAAGTTTCAAGCATTTCTTTTTTCTGCTTATAAGCATCAACTCTTGCTTTATTATCTCTTAATTCTGCCTGTTCATTCTCATATCGTTTCTTATCAAGATCAAATTCTTGTTTCAAAGCAATATGATTATTAAGAACATCTTGCAAAACTACATAATCACCTTTAAGTGTTTCAGCATTAACGTTATATTCTTGACCACAAGTCGGACACATACCTAATTCAGCAAGTCGAATCTTATCTTTAAGAACAGTAATATTACTACGACATTCTGAAATAGCTTCATCATTCTTTTTATATTCTTCTTCAGTATACATCAATGATTTTATACGACTAAGTTTTATATCAGAAATCTTTTTATCAATATCCTCTATATCTTTCTTAACCTTATTACATTTTATAACATAATCATCATACGCTTGTTTAGCTGATTCATACTTAGCTTCTTGCCGTAAAATAGTATTGTAATCTGTTTTTAATTTCTCATATAATTCAGTATCAAAAACAAACTCAGGTTTAGGTTCTTCTATGTTTTTAATAACATCGTTTTCTTTTTTAATCTGTTCTTCCAATGATTCTTTTTTCGCAACAGTATCATCATAAAAGACTTTCCATAAAACATACTCATCATAAGCTTTTTTCTTAGCTTCATACTCTTCTTTTTGCTTTTCAAGCACAATCTTTTCCTTCAACACATTATCAATGTTCGGTACTTCAGGCAAATCCATAAATGAAAATGTTCTACTCTCAAGAGTTTTGATTTCACCCTCAAGCACTTCTATTTCAGTTTTAATCTTCTTAGCATCTTCCTTCATGTTCTCTACAATATCATTTATAGAGTCAATCTTCAAAATCTCTTTAAGAGTTTTAAGACGTTCAGCAGGTTTCTGAAACAACAACTGAGTAGTTTTACCTTGCTCCGATATAGCAGAATACTTTGTGATAGTAGGATCAATTATTTCTGAAAGCTTTTTAGTTGCTTCCGAATTATTATACACTTCATCACCAATGTATAAAGTTTTCTTAGCTGATTTTTCACCTTCAACCTCCATGCAATAATCGACACCATTATGATTGAACTCACATTCAATTTCAAACTTCTTGCAACCCCAACGAACATACTCAGATATTTTGTCATCGAGAGAATCAGTCAATAAATATCCGAGTGCCGAGAGGATGGAACTTTTGCCTGAACCTGTATCTCCCACAATAACGACAACTCTATTCTCTGTTGTAAGAGTAACATCTTTTATGTTCTTAAAATTCTTAACATGAAGTGATTTAATTTTCAAAATAGTTTCTCCTTAAATAAAACTTACGCCAACAAATATTGCAATCCAATATGTCAATACACACAGGATTAACCATCGTATTATAGTGTTAGTATAATCAACACTTTCTTGATGAACTATTCTCTTATAGTTGAAATGACGTTTATACGCTTGCATTTGTTTCTCCTTGTAATCTTTGCCTTTGATAGGATTCGAACCTATGACCCACGTCTTAGAAGGACGTTGCTATATCCTCTTAGCTACAAAGGCTTAAAGAATTCTACCTATATAATATAACAAGAATATAGGTAGAATTAAAAACTTTATTCAGAAACTACAAAATAACCTTTTGTATTATTATAGATTCTTGCACCACTACCTTTACAGATAGGGCATACTTCAATATACTTATCTTTTGTCCACCAAGCAAATTGATGTGTCCAAAAACCCATACCTTCACACGCATCACATAGAATCAACTCAACATCATCTTTAATCTCTTTAGCTTTAGTCATTATAAAACTCCTTTAATTTTTTATTTAATACCGGTACGAATAGGTGGATTACCACAAGCACCTTTATCTTTCTTGGAAGTTTTTTCAAGTAAAAGAATTTTTTTATCAATAACTTCAAGCCTGTTTTCATCGAACCAGTTAGCTTCAATAATTTTACCATCCTTACCTACTTTAGGAATAACTCCATAAGTGTTACAACCTGTGATGTGTTCTGCTCTGCCTGTCACAACCCCTGAAAATCCAGTGATTTGATCTTTTACTTTAATACCCAATTCAAATTTAAACATTATAAAACTCCTTTTTAGTTTTTCTTACAAATCACACGAAACTTCTCTTTACCGCTTTCAATCTGTTGAATAAGATAAGCGTTAAACTCATCACCCATATAACAGATAACCCATACATTACCATTTGGCACACGTAGTACAACATACTCAGTACCTTTGTCAATAGTAGTTACAATCCTGTTAAAGTTAATAGTACTACCACCAACAGACAAACCACTACTATCAATAACAGCATGAAGTGATGCATCTCTCACCCATGTATTGCCATAATCTTGTGAGTATGAATAAGAATCGTATGTTCCTTGATAGAGAAAAGGAACAGATGTTTGAACTGTTTGTGCATACACACTTGTAAACCCAAAAACCAGAACTGCAAGCAATAGAACTTTCTTCATTTTATTAACTCCTTATTTTATATTTATAACATCATGAATGTTACATTGAGTTATATGCTCAATAAACATTTTTTCCTCTATAGTGAAGACATTATTTTGCAAGTAACATTTACACATTCTTTTTAATAATCTCATGCCTGTTTCTGTTAACTCAATATTGTATACTTTTTGTTCTTCCATAGTTATTCTCTTTCCACAATTTCAGCTTCAGTCACAATAGCTGTTTCTTCAAAATTACCTTCATCAACATCTTTCTTTTTACGCTTAGGTTTCTTTTCTTCTGAAGCGATTTCGTTGATAACTGAAGTGAATGAGTTTGATTTAGCACTCATTTCTTTTTGAGCATCACCAAGAGTTTTCTCAACTACCTGTTTACGAATGGTTTCAAATACATCGGGATTCTCAGCAAGATAATCTTTTACTTTTTCAAATCCTTGAAAACGTTCTTCACCAAATTTGAACCAAGCTCCTGCTTTAACAATGATATCATACTTAACAGCAAATTCAAGAATCTCAGTGTTAGTATCAATACCATATTTTCCATCTTCACCAGTGAACAAAGTAAATTCTGCTTTCTTAAAAGGAACAGCTACTTTATTCTTGAAGACGTTCATTTTCATAATCATCTTAGACTGCCCAATTTCACCTGCGTCATCTTTTTCTACATCAGACATAGTTCTTGAAGTTTTAATCCTGATTGACGCAAAATACCGCATTGCCAAACCAATTCCAACTGCCTCTGGGTGGTATTTGTCCATCGTCGCTCTAATCTGCGATAGAAAAATTACAGTACATTTATTAGACGATGCTTTTGATTTTACTTTAGGTAGCTCCTGGCTAAGAATTCGTGCTCCAAGTCCCATTGTAGCTTTACCTACTTCTTCTCCTTCAAATATTGATTTAGGTTGCATAGCGTTTGTTGAATCAACAACGATAAGGGATACAACTCCAGAATCAATGATACTGTAAAGTTGTTCAAGTGCTTCTTCCATAGTTTCTGGCTGAGTGACAAGAAGTTTCTCTGTATCAACACCAATTTTTTCAGCCCAACTTGGGTCAAAAGATTGCTCAACATCAATGTATGCACAAAGTTTTCCATTACGCTGAACTTCTGCAATGTTAATCAATGTGAGAGTAGATTTACCTGAACTCTCTTGCCCACCAATCTCAATGATTCTTCCTTCGGGCCATCCGCCAATACCAAGTGCCGCATCAAGTCGCAATGAGCCTGAACTACATACGAGAGGTACAGTTGGAATCTTCTTTTCACCTAAGTAATAAGAATCAACACCTTGTTTTTTCTCAAGGTCTTTAATGGTGGTATTTTTTAATACCTTCAACTTTTCACTTACATCCATAATCTATTCTCCTTTAATTTTTAATTGCAAATCTTCTTCTCATAATACATACACAAACCTAAAGTGTGTACTTCATGCTCTTCATTCAATTTAGTACAGCACATAGGACTGTAGTTTCCGACGTATGAGTAATAGCAACTCCAACAGCATACTAAATCTTGTCGTACGTATTTTGCTTCTTGTTTATTCATTTATTTTTCCAAAAGAATAAAGTTCTTTTGATAAATCACTCAGTGTCATTTTCCCAATACCTCCATTTTGCAAAATCCGTTATCGAACAATAAAAATCTTATCTCAGGATACTTCATATTCTTATAACAATCTGTATACGATACTCTTATAAGTTCTTGTAGTGCTTCTCCTTTCATATAGTTATTACACAGTGCTCTATTGTCAAGTATCTTATCTGCTGTTTGATTTATACTTCTCAGAACTTCATTTAGTATATATCGATTATCTGGATTCACTTTATGTTCCTCTAATAGTAGTATAACAGAAATTTATGTGAAATTAAAAATTATTTATTCTCCTGTAACCAATCATACGTTTCTTGTCCAACTAT